AAATCTGACAGCCATACTGCTGAAGCCAAAAAGATACGATGCGGATTAAGGATGAAAATAAGCGATATTTTCATTCCTCTTGATACTTTACTCATACTCACTCCTTCACTTTGATTCCAGCGGCGATGATGGCTCTCTCAACATCGCGCTCATATCTCATTGGTTGAAAGACTCCATCAATGAAATATTCGTCGTCAGCACATGCTGCCGGAATTTCAATTTCGATTGTCTTCCTGCCAGCCTGCCATCCCTTCCATGCTATGTGCAGCACATAATCCAGATAGCAGTTTCGCCTTTCATCCCATCTAAGGTCATCAGACGTGAACTGCATAACTTCTAGCGCCCATTGCTCGAAAGCCTTTCTTGATTCATCCATATTCCTCTCCATCAGTGTGCTGGGATGTCCGTTAGTGAAATTTCAGATTTGTAACGCTCTTTTCCTGTGCCATTGCAAGCGGCGCATTTTGGGCTCCCGTTGTGGTCGTAATAACCACTTCCGTTGCATGATGAGCATTTACGTAACTTCCACCCGTACTGAAAACGAAAATAAAAACTTGCTCTTTCAGCCTTTCTTTCATGAAAGCTCACTTCGCACCTCTCTCAATCTCTGGTTGATAAATGCAGTAAGTTGATTGGCGCACCCAAAAGTAAACGGTGCTGACTTCCGATACATCCACACCTTCTCGCGGCCTAACCATTCACGATATAGCTCACCCTGCTTACTGAGCGACGCGAGGATTTGCGATACGGTGGTGATATCCAGACCCAAATCCGAAGCAACGTCAGACGATGTGCCGGACCTCTCTGTCTCGAACCATCCGAGAATTGACTCAATGCGCTTGTGGTGAAGCTCAGTAAGCCGGTATCGCTTAATGCCGCCTTTGGCGTTATAGCTTTCTAACTGGCCTGATGCGGTGAGTTCACGGAGTAACTGAGTGATTCGGGATTTTGGTACTTTGGTGACCTTCTGGAATTCTGCTGCTGAGGTTGGGTAATTGGTTTCAAGGTGGTGAAGTATTTTTTCTCTTGCGTTCATGATTGCTCCCGGAGTTTCTTCTCCTGGCTCCTTTGATTCAAGCCATGCTGTAAGCGAACCCTCATCTGCAAAGTAATAACCATCCTGGATTTTTGTTACCTCACCTGAATCGACAAGCTTTTTTAAATGCCATGTCAGGGTTCGCTGAGGGATGTTAAGTGCTTTGAATATGTCTTTGCGAATGGTTACTGGACGGCTTTTTATGAAGGATTTGATGGATGATGATTTGTCTTTCATCACTTGCTCCTGTAGCTATCCCAGGTGAATGCGAGCGTGCATCCACCGCCGTCGTTCATTCGGTCTATGACGCGCTCACCAATGAATGCCGATAGCTCCTCTTTGCTCTGATTGCTTATCAGTATTGTTGGCTTCATGCGCTCGTAGCGGGTGTTGATGATTTCGAACATAATCATCTTTTCCGCCTCACTTCCGAACTGCACACCAACCTCATCGATAATTAGCAGGTCCGGCTTAGTGAACTGGCGAATAACTTCTTCCTCTGTGCGGGTGGAGTTTTTCGACCATGTTGATTTATATTCACGCGCGATTTTCAGTGCTGTGGTGAAAGATGCAGAACTTTGGTGCTCTGTAATCGCGTGCCGCGCAATTGCCAGGGCAAGATGGTTCTTCCCCGTTCCAGGTTTTCCGCACATAACCAGACCGCCGCCTCTCTGTAATCGCTCAGGCCATTTGCTGGCGTATGCCTGACATACCTTCAGTACTCGTTTAGCATCGTCGTTAACTGGCACGTAGTTTTGCAGGGAACATCCCTTAAATCGCTCAGGGATATCGAGATTATTTAACAGAAATTCGATGGTCCTTTTGCGGGATGCCTCGTCGCTTTTAATCTTCTCTGCCTGTAGCTCAATAAGCTCGTCACGCAAGCATTCAGGGCATTCACTTGGTCTGGTAGCAAACTTAATAGGGCCTGTTGAATATCGGTTTCTCTGCTCAAACTCGCCGTGTTTCTCGCAGTTGCCAGTACAGAACTCTACGGCGGTGTGCTCGATTTCAATTGGCGGCTTGCTTAGCTCTGACAGTCTCTTCTCCAGGGATGAGATTTTTTCGTCCAGTGTCATAATCACTCCTGAGCCCAAGAAGGAATCTCGGTTTGTCCGTAATCTTTGGCGGCAAAACTCTCGTTAACAGCTCGTTTCACCGGATTCCTGTACGCGTTTTTGTTTTGGTAGTTCAACTTGGCACTGGCAGTGCTGAACCAGTTCTTCGGCTTTTCGTGGGTAAACTCCAGATCCAACCGCGTTAACTCAGCCACCAAGTCGATGTTTGGGAAAATGGCTTTCCAGGAGTCGAAGTCTTTGTGATTCAGTCGTACAACATTTCCTTCGAAGGCATAACGACTAGCCATCAAGTGAACGTTATCTTCACCTTCGCAAGTCGCTTCAGCGGCTTGGGTGTTATTAGAGGGAATCAGGTTAAGGGAATCAGGAATCAGGTTAAGGGAATCAGCAGGATTTAAATTGTTCTCTACTGGTTCTTGCACTGTACTTGCACCGTACTTTTCTGGTTCTTCTTGTTTATCAGTAGCTTGCGATTCATTTGCACCATCATTGCACTGTGCTTGCATGGTGCTTTCATCGACCTTTACTGGTTCTTCTTCCTGTTTAGGATCTGCTTCGCAGTATTCTGGTATCTCACTAGGTGCTTCCTTGCAGTGAGGATTCTGGTGCTTCTTCCAGTTTGCAATCTGGATGAAAGCGCCATCATTAACCTTATAGCGATGAATGAATTTACGGTCATGCAACTGTTGCAGTAACTCATCGCAATCGACGTTATCGAAGGGAAGAACGAGCGCCTTAACCTTTTTGGGGCGATCATCAAGCCGCCCTTCTTTGTCAGCAATTGTCCATAGCCCGGCAAAAAGAAGTCGAGCATATGGCGAGCATTCTGCCAATTCATCATTGGTAAAAAAGCCAGGTTTGATGTTTCGTGAACGAGCCATTAAAAGCCTCCAGGTAATCTTGGGCCGTAAATGCCCGTGAGCATTTCTCTCTCATGAACTTCCTCGAGATATGCCAAGTAACTTTGATGTGATTCGGTCATGATTCCTCGAAGGAATCCGTTTTCGATAATTACTGATATGCCGTCATGGTTTATGCGATCTAACTGTTCGCACCCAAGCTCAAAGATAGCCCTCAGGATGCTTGTTGGAGAGCCGATATAACTAAGGCCAAACTCTTCTAACCATTCATGAGCATTAAGCTTTGTAGGTTTATCCGAACAAATAACTACGCAGTCATCTGCTATTTCTTCAATTGAGGCTTTCGACTCGCACAAGCAATATGACTTACAAATTTCGTTAGCTTCTGCAACAGAGCACCGGAAGAACTCTCTCGCGGTGTTTACTCGTTTCTCATCTAATGCAGCATGTACCCTTGCTTCATCTCCTCTAGGGTCTTCAGAGTAATATGAAGCCTCTACAATAAACTTCTCAGGTACACCTGTGGCAGCAGATATCTCTTTAGCCCTAGCCTGAGGGGAGTTAGTTGTCATCCCTATTTTTAGAATACCCGGCATGCATGGATTTGAAAGGATATACACCCATCCTTTGCAGTTGATCGTATCTGGAACGCTTCCACTGATATCGATAGGCATTGAATATTTGAGTTCAAGCCTCTCTACTTCTTCCTTAATGAATCGATATCTGAAATCTTTTACAAAATCGTCATTAAGCGGCATAATTACTCCTGTTACTTGACATAACACAGTGTGTTTAAGCCTCGATCGAGTTACCGCTCATCGGGGCTTTTTCTTTGGTGAGATAATTAGCCAGTCGCTTCGTCAGCTCTGCCATTTCCTCGTCTTCAATTCCATATTCCAGAACAGCCAACATCAGACTTACCTGAGAGAAGAAACCATTCTTCCACCGGCTAACCTGGTATTCAGGAATTCCCATAGCTTTAGCGAATGTCTTCTGACCCATGAGAGCCAGCTTGTTCAGTAATGACGACTCGATACGAGCCGCCTTCTTGCTTTGAGTTGCAATTCCGTTCATTCAAAATATTCCTTAGAAATTAGATAGAATTGGCTTCGCAAATACACGCAAAGCCTGTGGATATTTTTACCGCGTTGTCGGCGGTTCAGATTGGTAAAGAGCGGGTACTTCTTAGGCGGCCCTGGAGCCGCGTTTCTTGCCGTACAGTAACCAGAGCGGGTCGCACTGGAGAGCTGCGGCAAGCTCAAACAGGAAGCGCGGACGTTGCGTAGAACCTGCTTCAATTTGCTGTATTGATTGCTGCTTCATCCCAGCTTTCTCAGCTAATTGCGCCTGTGTCAGATTCAACTCCATGCGCTTCTGTTTGAGGCGTTCGGAAATTGTATTCATTACTCACCTCCACAGTTTTATCTGTATTGTCTAACAGTTACTTCTGTTTGTCAAATACAGCTTTAACTGTGACGATGTGAGGAAATGGAGAGGAAGCTATGAGCCTTGCAGAACGGGTAAAACAAAGAAGAATTGAGCTGGGTTTGACTCAAACTGAAGCAGCAGAAAAAGCTGGAATCAGGCAGCAATCTTGGGCGAGTATTGAAGAAGGAAAGACATTAAAGCCACGGAACATTGTTGGTATTGCTGAATCTCTTCGCTGTGACCCGTCATGGCTGGTTAATGGTGGCAACTTCCAGCCTGTTAGCGAGGTGAACACAAGGAGGATTCCATTGATCAGCTATGTACAAGCTGGCGAAATGGCAACTAAAGGACCTATAGAGGCCCTTGATGGATCTTGCGAGTACGTCATGACTGACATGGACTGGTCGCAATACACCTTTGCTCTAAAGATTGTTGGCGATTCTATGGAGCCTGATTTTAAGGCTGGCGATGTGATAATCGTGGACCCGGAAATCGAACCAGCCCCTGGAGAGTTTGTGGTTGCGAAAAATGGCGAACACGAGGCCACATTCAAGAAATACCGCCCAACCACTCTTGCAGAAGATGGCAGGCAGCACTTTGAATTGATACCGCTTAACGACGATTATCCTGTAATGCGAAGCATTGATCGCCACATCCAGATTATCGGGACGATGGTTGAACACCGGATTTATCGCCGGAAGAGATAGTCAGCATCATAGGAAAGGTAGTTAAGGCGCAGTGGCCTGAAGAGACGTTTGTGTAGGAAATAAAATAACATTCAGTAGAGGGCATGGTTATGGAAGACGGTGTATTACAGGATATAAAAATATCATTGAGATATGACGGAAAGGACGCTGAAAACCATGAGATTGACCTCAATTGTTTGGGGGAATCGCTCAAAGGATTCTCTAAAGTTTTATCAACCGCAGCATCATTTTCAGCCACACAGAAATACAGCAAATTTTCTAATTATCAAGAAGTTAAGGTTTACGCAAGGGAAGCAAAAGCAAATTGCTTCACTTTAGAGGCTGTGCTTAATTTCGTCACGCAGAATCAGTTGTTCTCAGGGATCGCAGCAACTATACTGGGCGCAATACTTCAATATATTTTTGCGAGAAACTCCAACAAGAAAGATGAAATGAAAGCTCTACAGCAGGTTCTGGAAAAGGCCATCGAGGCACTAGGTAACAAGGACTCTGGTACCATCGATAAATTAATCTCTGTGATTGATAAGATGGCTGTAGAACTGCGCCCGTCCGTACGGCAGGCTGTTTCTCCAATAGGGAACACATGCGATCAAATCAGCATTTCCACTAACAAAGATGGATGTCTTTTGAAGGTGGATGAGGCAGACAAAGCGCAAATCGACAAACTTGAAGATGATGAAGTTTTAGGTTTAAGAGAGTATCGCGCTTACCTTACAGAGTTCGACGCACAGAATATGACCGCAAAAATCATCCTTGACGGAGATGATTCTAGAAAGAGGATCACTTCTGAAATCAGTGATCCAGCAGCCAATAAAAAGAACAACCCTTACCTCAATGCACTAAGCGCCTACATCTCAACGAAGGGCGATGTCTCATCTTCTTTCACAATCACTGCAAAGGCTACTGTGAAGAAAGGCCAGATAAATAGATTATTTATCGTAGATGCCAAGTAATTCCTCATAAATCCGGCCGCCGCGCCGGGTTTTTTATTGCCTATTCAGCCCACCCCTCGGCATCTCGCTTATCCTGAAGCTCTTTTACCCTACTCATATCCTTTCGCTTCTTCATAATCGTTATTAGCTGTCGGTATCCGTGGTGAGCTGGAACAAAGAACTCCTGCCCAGGGAAATCCCTTTCCCACTTTTCTTTCAAAGCCTCAAAAGCCAACGGCGCGAATGCTACTGACTGTTCGCACAGTTGTATCGCTCTTTCAAGATGATCGCCCTCATCCCTCATCTTGTAATGCGCCTTGATCTGCTCTTGCAATTCAAAATGCACCTGCACCTTCTGGTCTGCTGACAGCCAACTTAGTTTTTCTAACCACTCATTGATATCCATAACATGCTGAACCTTTGAGACCTGAGTGAGTTAATTCTACACAACCAGTACGAGCATGGAACCTCAACATTTTTTTTACCTTCAAAAACAACCACATCTGTTTCAATCTACAAATTTTACAGTTTTATCTGTTGACGTTATTACAGTTTTATCTGTATCTTTAGTCCAACAGCAGGAAGCTGGTAGCCAAACGGAAAGGCAACGCTCTTTAACTTCGATGATGCGCTGACAAAGCGCGACAAGATATCAAACGAGATGGGTTTGGACTGGCGTGTGGTGGAGCTTAGGCCTAGCTGTACCGATCGGGCCGGACTGAGAAGCCACTTGAAATCAGGAAATTGAGACAGGTTCCTGCGCCAGTACCAAAGCCATTTCACATGAGGGTAAACAGATGCGTAAGCCAAAAACCACTACAAAAACAATTATTCATTTCACCTTAAAGCGTCGTCCTGAAGGCAACAGAAATGGAGACGAGCGAGGTCGTGTTTGGTTTCACAAATATTCGTTTTTAGATAAACCATTTTACCGGGCACCACGCCTGTTACGTCGTCTTTCTTTTAACTTCAACCAATAAAATATCTTTAGGGATCAATCATGACGGTAATCGTGTACGGGAAGTCAACGTTTGCAGGCAATGCTAAAACTCGCCGTCATGAACGGCGCAGAAAGCTAGCCATAGAGCGCGACACCATCTGCAATATCATCGATTCAATTTTTGGCTGCGATGCTCCTGATGCTTCTCAGGAGGTTAAATCGCATCGTGTTGACAGGGTAACAAAAGCAGTTTCACGTGCCGGGAACAAGGTTAAGCAAGAGAAAGTAGAGCGCAAGCAGAACCGAATTTACTACCACGATGCTAATCCGCTCGGAAATAAAATCCACGCCGTACAGAAGCAGCGCGGAAAATCAATTCCGGCTTATTACGATTGAGATGAGATATGGAAGACGAATTTGAAGAGTTCGAAGAGCATCCTCAGGATGTGATGGAACAATACCAGGACTACCAATATGACTACGACTATTGATACCAACCAATGGTGTAGTCGCTTTGTGAAATGCAAAGGCTGCAAGCTTGATGCTGAACGCATGGTGAAGCCTGAGGAAATGGCTCTGGTGAGAGAAGATGGAAAGATTGTCGATAAATGGGCAATTAGAACCACGGCAATGATTGCAAGAGAACTGGAAAAACTAAAGGCTACATAGTCGGTCTTCTTTTATCTCACTTCAAATATCTAATCAGGTCGCAATGCGGCCTTTTTTATTGCCAAAATTTAAGGAATAACAACATGAATTCAGCAGATTTATCGAAGATTCTTGAGTATGAGCCTTCTACAGGAGTTTTCCGGTGGAATAAATCTAAAGGAACAGCATTGGCTGGTGATGTCGCTGGTTCTGTCAATCATCACGGTTATCGAGAGATAACAATTGATGGAAAAAAACTACAAGCAAACAGGCTGGCATGGTTATTCGTTACTGGTAGGTTTCCTAATGGCGTAATTGATCACATAAACAGAGTCAGGGATGACAATAGATTCTCTAATCTAAGAGATATTTCAGTTGCTGAAAACAATCTAAACAAATCCATTAGGTTAGATAATAAATCTGGAACACCTGGAGTTAATTGGGATATTAAAAGAGAAAAGTGGAGAGTCACTGGACAGATCAATAGAAAGCAAAAGCATCTTGGGTATTTCAAAAACATTAATGATGCAATAGAGGTCAGAAGGATATTTTGCAGAAAATATCATTTAACAAGTAAAGAATATGCGTATGAAGTTACTGAGTAAGCGTATTTTTGGCAGCGAATAAGCACCTATAGCAGATTTACGAGTCTGCTATGTGAGCAATATCGCTCGTAACCAAGCGAGGACGACGACTCGTTCTGGTTAATCGAAAAATCATCCCTTGATGTTATTTGCCGCTCGCAGTCAGGGCGGCTTTTTTATCGCATATCCACAGCGCTTCATATCGAGGCGTTTTCGCTATGCCAATAAATAAAAATGGAGAATCCCACGATGACATTTGCTATCGCGGGCGGTGCCGTCATGGGTATCGCACACCTTAATGAATCACTTTTAGAGCGTATCACCAGAAAATTACGGGCCGGATGGAAACGTCTGGTCGATATCCTGAATCAACCAGGAGTGCCGTGTAATGGATAAATCACTTATGGCTATTCAGTCTAAATTCGCAATTGCTGTTTATCTTGGTGACAAAATAATGTATCGCGAAGCTGTAGAAGCCTTTCGCGAATGGAGGTTGAAATGATACCAGTGGACTTAGCAAGGACACCGGAGTTGAGCAGGTTAAAACGTCAGTATCACCTGACAGAGGCAATGTACTGGCGCAAGTCAGGTAATAAATCGATGAAACGAAATTGCCTTTCATTAGCCAAAAACGAGCGAATAAACAAAGGTGAATTTCTGGCTAATCCTTCCGAATTACCATTCTGAGGTGAATTATGGATTTGAATAAATTCGACGCCCCATTCAATCCTGAAGATATCGAATGGCGAATACAGCAAAGCGGTAAAACACGCGATGGCAAAGTGTGGGCTATGGTGCTGGCTTATGTCACAAACAGGGCAATCATGAAACGCCTGGACGATGTTTGCGGCAAAGCGGGATGGCGTAATGAATACCGCGATATTCCCAACAACGGCGGCGTTGAATGCGGCATATCAATCAAGATTGGTTCTGAATGGGTAACCAAATGGGATGCTGCTGAAAACACACAGGTAGAAGCCGTCAAAGGTGGTCGCTCCGGCGCAATGAAGCGTGCTGCCGTTCAGTGGGGAATTGGTCGGTATCTGTATAACCTTGAGGAAGGTTTTGCGCAGATATCCAGTGATAAGAAACAAGGATGGCACAGGGCCAAACTGAAGGATGGAACAGGATTTTACTGGCTCCCTCCATCGCTGCCGGACTGGGCCATGCCAGCATCATGCAATCAACCATCACCAGAAAATACCAACCAGAAATCTCCATCGGTTGACTGCGAACAAATCCTGAAAGACTTCAGCGATTATGCAGCAACAGAAACTGACAAGCAAAAGCTAATTGAGAGATATCAGCATGACTGGCAATTATTGGCTGGTCACGATGATGCGCAGACAAAATGCGTTCAGGTAATGAACATCAGAGTTAACGAACTAAAACAGGCGGCATAAATGGCTAGTAGAGGCGTAAATAAGGTGATCATCTTAGGCCGGGTCGGACAAGACCCGGAGGTTCGTTATTCACCATCAGGGACGGCGTTCGCTAACCTGACAGTCGCTACATCAGAGCAGTGGCGAGATAAACAGACTGGCGAACAAAAGGAGCAGACTGAATGGCATCGTGTTGCCGTAGTCGGGAAACTTGCTGAAGTCGTAGGGCAGTATGTGAAAAAAGGTGATCAGGTTTATTTCGAGGGAATGCTGAGAACCAGAAAGTGGCAAGACCAGACAGGGCAAGACCGCTACACCACTGAGATTAATGTTGGAATTAATGGTGTGATGCAAATGCTTGGAGGCACTGGCGACAGCAAACAACAAGCAGCCGACAGGCAGTCACAGAAACCACAGCAGCAACCATCACCAACACAACATAACGAGCCACCGATGGATTTTGATGATGATATACCATTTGCACCAGTAACTCTCCCCTTCCCTCGTCACGCTATTCACGCAATTTAAGGACTTACATGAATCATTTAATGGTTGACCTTGAAACAATGGGCAACGGGCCATACGCGCCCGTTATTTCGATTGGGGCAGTATTCTTTAATCTGAAAACTGAAGAAACAGGAGAAGACTTCTCGGTTAATATCTCGCTCGAGTCATCAATGCGATACCGGGCGCGTCCTGATGCTTCAACCATTTTATGGTGGATGGAACAGGGAGAAGATGCCAGAAAATCGCTAACCAATGACACTCAAGAGCTTTCAACGGCTCTTTCATGGTTATCAGACTTTATCGCAAAGCACGCCAACCCTAAATTCGTTCAGGTTTGGGGAAATGGCGCATCATTTGACTGTGTGATTCTACGAAATAGTTATGCTCTGGCCGGGCACCAAGCGCCCTGGCAGTGGTGGAATGACCGCGACGTCCGAACCATCGTCGAGCTTGGAAAGGCAATTGGGTTCGACCCTAAACGAGATATGCCATTCGAAGGAACTCGACACAACGCGCTTGATGATGCCATTCACCAAGCCAAATACGTTTCAGCAATCTGGAAAAAGTTAGCTAAATAATCACCAGGTGAAAACATGCCAGCGCCTATGTATGGTGCGAATGACCCGCGCCGCTGTTCCGGCAATTCCATCTCGGAGGTGCTGGATAAATTCAGAAAAAACTACGACCTGATAATGTCACTACCGCAGGAAACGAAAGAGGAAAAGGAATTTCGCCACTGTATATGGCTTGCAGAGAAAGAAGAACGCGAGCGAATTTACCAGACATCCATCCGGCCATTCCGCAAAGCCACTTACACCCAATTCATTGAAATAGACCCGCGCCTTAAAAATTACCGTTCGCGTTACGGCGCTACCAGCAATAACTGAGGAATTCATCATGAGAGGTTTGTCCTACGACCCCGGAATCCTTCCATCGGAAATGATTATTCGACACCGCTTCAAGCCCATTAACGATATTCCACGCGAAGAAATGCTGGCGAGAAAGAGTTTTCCATCAGTGAATGAAAACAAATATCTGAATGCAATGTTGCGGAGTGGGAAGAAATGAAAGAAGTGAAAATATACACGATTGTCAGTGACCAGTTATCACCACCAATAACAGGAGAATCATTCTGTACTGACATGGTGCGTCATAGTGATTATGCGGAGCTTGAGGATAAATACGCGGCGTTGGCGGCGGATAACGATAAAGCAATGGAGTCACTTAAGCAGGCTGATGCAGTTGTTAAGTTGGCACACGAGAAGTTTTCGGCGCTGGCTTCGGAGAATGCGGCTCTGAAAAAATCAGAGGTCGAATTCAACGAATATTGTCGTCGCGAGTGCGAGGACGTTGGCGATACGTGGGTAGACGATTTCACTGAGACCCCGGCGACAGACGCCTTTCTGGCTGAGGTGCGGGCTAGTGCTCGTAACGAGGGCATCAACTATGCCGCCAGCCGCCTCGCTGCCGCATTCAATCACGGATTCCTCGATAAACCTGTATCAGAAGTTCTCGACGTGACACGCATGATTTTGTCGGCAAAAGAGGATTTAGCCAATGACCCACCGCCAGCGGATAACGGTTTGTCAGGTGAATACGCGGAGAAGGCGATAGAAGAATGGGCGGACCAAATTCGCAAAGGAGTGCAGTCATGAGCAACCCATTTTTTATCAAATGCCTCAAAGATACAGAAGGATGGTGGACTGAGGGCGAGATTTACGAAGCCTGCATGGTTGACGGTGGTTTTGTGATGTTTGGTGATGATAACGATCCTAACGAAAAAGAATGGAGCGCAACCCCTGTGGAATATCGTGAAGATGGTTCGATCCTTTATCAGATTGGTGGCATTGAGGGAGAGGTTTTATTCGAGGAGGCAGCCCAATGATCGCACTTAACAAACAGGAGCGTGCAGCATGACAGTGCATACAATTAAGCAATGCCGTCCTGACCAGAAAGAAACCGAGTATTTCTGGAAGTTGTTTCATGCGGCACAACGCAATGACGCTCGCTGGCACGGTAGTGAAAGCAGCATTATTGCTGATGAGCTATCCCGAACGGATTTAGATCGTAACCAAAAACTGTTTCTTCTGCGCGCCTGGCAAGTGCTTGTAGACGACAAAGGTGGATTCGGGCGCTTTATGGGTGCCTTTGATACTTACGTCTACAACATGCA